ATCGTTTGAGTTACCTGTAAAGTTAACTACTGCATTAACACTTCCACATGAAGAGTTTCCGTTTGTACTATCACAATTTAAATCAACATCATTTGAGCTACCTTGTAAATTGATAACACCTGTGTATGTTGCACCATTAATTTGATATTTAATAACATTACTATCACCGACTTGGTCTATATTCAAACTTGTTGTAGCACCTGTTGAAGCCGAAGCTGTTGTACTATTACCTATCGTGTTGTTTTCTCCGTCTTGTAATACATCTAATGTCAAACTGGCACCAGACTGAGTAACATAAATATCATTCGCAAATAATGGAGTTGTGACCATAAACATAACAAACATAATATAAGTTGTTATTTTTTTCATAGCATTTCTCCGTGTCCTTGGTACTAACCTCTGATTCCATCTAGGTCATGTACTTTTGGTATTTCTATTTCCTTTTCTTTGTATTTCCAAAATCCTTGTTTCTCACCTGATTGTATCAGTTCCAAAACTGCAAACTCGATAGCAGTCCTTATTGCATAATTAACAGGTTCGTTTACGGCGATACCTGTTTCCAATTCTAACGCCTTTGTACCCATGTCTAAAAACCTGAATACATCACCACCCTTTGAGTGACTTGCAATGGTCTTAGTCACATTTGTGGTTAACAAAATTTCACCAGTTTGTACTGATACAATTCTCATTGATACAGTCACCTGGTCTACTCTATATTGTTCACTTACACCTAAACCAAAGTATCTTGCACCTGCACCACCTGATTGAGTATTACTATCATAACCTACAATACCACCCTCAATAATTAAACCTGCAAACAACATAGGTTTTAAAATTTTTTGTATCTCATCTTCTTTATCATATAAATCTCTTGTGCTTCTAATCAATTGTCTTTCTTTGACAAGATTATCTAAACCATTTCTTTCAACGACTTGAAACCAAGTACCATTAGCAACGGCTTTCAATGCACTAATAACATATGTGTCACTACCTTGTGTTACAGCAGTTGACAATTGAGAAAACTTTGTACTAGGTTTTCTCTGACCAGTTAGGTCTGTAAATCTATATACGGCAATCGTTATCTTTGGTTGACCATCTAATTCTGGTATTGCCTTTAATAATTCATGTGTCGGTGTACCCTCAACATAAGGCATGTCACCTTTAAATGTTTTAGTGTTTGTGCCATTCGTAGCACAACCAGTCAGGACTAAGCCGACAATCAATATTTGCAAAAGCCTCAACACTAATCTCTCCTTGCGTCTTCTTTTCCATCTGCTCTACTAATTCTTTCTTCGTCTTGTCTTAGATTTAAAGCGTCTGAAATTTGTATATCTAATTTAATCATATCATTGTTCATGTTCTTAACTCTATTTTCCAAAGCCATTATCATACCATGCATTCCAGATACCTGGCCTACTACGCTTTCTAAAATATATTTTATTACAAGAAAGATGAAAAACCCCATAACGCCAGATGCTGCTACAGGTAATCCAAAACTTTCTAATATTGTCCAAAATAATTCCATATAATTAAAATACAAAGTCTCCTATCGGCACACTCATACTTGTAACTGTACCGTTTTCATCTGTTATTGTTAATGTAATAATTTCAGTTGTGGTATCTTTGACCCAATATATGGTCGCACCCTCTATCTCTGAGGTACCACTTGTTGGACATGTTGTTGTACTACTGTCACAACTTGTACCAAACATATTATCTACCAGTTGTTTTGATAGATTGGCATAAATTCTACTCTCCACATTAGCAATAAACTTGTTAATTGTGGTGTTTTTCTCTGCTCTTTCGGCAGCTGCAGCTTCTGATTTTGCGTCTGCTTCATTGTCTTTCTTTCTCTGTGACTGTAATTGGTCAACAGATAAGACATGATTAGAGTACCCATTACCACTAAAGGCAGGGTTTTTAAAGCTAAAATCCAGTTGGTCGGCTAATATTGATGTAGTCAGGAAAGGTAATGTAAGTGTCACTACTAGCACCATTTTTTTAAATGATGTTTTCATACCCATATTTATAAGAATTAGTCATTAAATTGACAATGATTATTTGACATATCCGGTAGTCAGTAATTTATCGTGTCAAAATAGTAACTTAGTCTTCTTTATTTTTTTTTTGATTTTCTCTCATGGTCAGGATAGTGTTTAATTTAGACCTTAATCTTATTAGGTCATTATCCAACATACGGATTCTGTCAATTAAACCGATAAGCACTGTACTCATCTCACCTAACTTAACTTTAATTTGTGTTGTGATGTAAATATAGATAAAGTAAATAAACCACCCTAAACCTATAGCTGCTATCGTAGCAAAACCATACTTATTTAAGACTTCTACTATATCCATTATAAACCTACTAATACACCTGCAAGAAATCCAAAGCAGATACCTACTAGTACACTCATAATAATAATTGGATTATCTTCTTTCAGTTTATTTTTAAAATAAATTCGTGACACTTCGTTCTGACTAGATAACCATTTTTCCCATTTACTCATTCTTTTCGCCCTCATAATACTTTCTGTACTCATCAAGTGTTGCGTTTTGTTTGATTATGTAGGCACGGATATGGGCAAAATTCTTCGCTAGTATTTCGTAGTCATCATCTGAAAGACCAAATAAAACGGGGTCTTTACCGTTTTCTTTCATCTTAGCAAAAACCTCTTCTGCATTTTCTGAAGTAATGATGATGAAGTTTAACTCATCCATCTTTGGTGTTTCAGCGTTAGGCAGATTTAATGGTGCTCTTTCTACTTCTGTCTTAAAAATCTCTAACTGTTTTACACTACTACAACTAGTAAGGAATGTAATTAGGATTAGCGATAGAAGGACACTCTGAATTGATTTGAGATTTCTTCGTAGCATTTATTTCTTTTTCCGTTAGTTTAGCACCCATACTAATTTCCACACATCTCTGTGCATTAGCTGATGCTCTGTTAATAATTTTCTCTATTACTTTAGTTCTATTTAGGGCAAGGTCACCAATGTCCCTTTTTTTACCAGACGAATTTGTTTTATTAAACTTATCATCTAGTGCCGCCATTTCTTTTGCTAAAGTAACTGTTGTTTCTTGCAATCTTTTGTTCGCTTCCATGATATTAGAAAAATCTTTTTTCTGTTGTTCAATGACTGCCTGTTGAGAGCTTACACTCTCTTCTAATTTGATATTGTTCTCTTTGAGAATGACATTATCAGCCTTGAGTTTGTACACATAGGCAGCGCCACCGGATAAACCGATGGCGACAATACCTATCATAACTAGTTTAGCGGATCCGAACATTAGTCTTTCTTCACCACCGATACAATGCCCCAAGCTACGGCTGCATATGCAGCTATTTTAACAAAGGGACCACCTAAAATAATTAACATACCTAATGCAATTAAACTTGCACCAGACCATGATGATACTTCTTTAACTCTATCTTTTAACCAGTTCATACTTTTTCTCCTGTTATTTGATTTTTTCGTTTCTCTTTCTATGGCCATTCCATGCCACAAAACCACCAATTCTTAATGCCCAATAGGCAAGGTAGTTTAGAAAGTAGAAGCCGTTAATTTCAATATTGATATCTCTGAAAATTTTGTCTGCTTCTTTTTGGTCGACTAATAACAAAGCGTCTTTCTTCGAAACAGGTTTCAGAGCTGCATACTTATAAGCATAATCATGTACAAGGCCACCAATCAACAATACTCCGACTGGTGATAAGAATGTAGCTAAGAATTTAGGGACACTAGCGCCATCAAATTTAAATCCGGCAGGTATTACATACCATACACCATTGATTTTATAATTAAAGTCTTTCGCTATTTCCCAATGTCTAGTTCCTAGTAACCACATTACTATCGCTGACCAAAAACCTTTTCCTTGCGTAGCAATTTTAATTGGTTTCATATGTGGGTAATCATCATATCTAAAGTTTACCCTTTTCACTTCTTTCTTATCTAACATATTGATTAGAAAACCAATTAAGATTAATACGATAAGAATTGACCATTGCCAAAACTTCATTGCTAATGTTAGTAATATTTCCATTACTTCTCCTTTTTAATTACTCCTGCTTCAAGCATGTGATTATATAAAGGAGTGTTATTGATATCTTCTTTTTTAGGACCAAATCCTTTTGAAGACCAGTTTTTCATTTGTAATTTTTTTGCATCTGCTGTCAAAAATGGTCTCATAGTACCTGGTGCTTGTGATGAATAGTTAGCCTGAAGACCTGTTGCTCTTGACGCTCTACTACCTTGACCTTTTGGAGGTGTGTCACCAAGGTCAGCAATAGGGTGCATACTATCTAAACCACCTACTCTAACTGTTGGTAATCCTAAAAACTCTTTGAATGATTTAGCCATTATATTTCTCTTTGAATGATTTGTACTCTTTGTCTTCTACAATTTTTACTTCTTCATTAACACCAAGGTATTCATCTGAAATCTTTTCTACCTTATTTAGAGTATCAAGTACACCTCTTAATGTGGTGCTGTTGTTATCATTCTCTTCTTTAATTTTGTCACTAAGTTTATTCATTATAACTCTTCTTAACATGTCCTCAGCATCGTCTTCTTTTTTCTTTTTGACTTTCTTGCCATCTGGATTCATGTCAACACCACCACCTGCTACTGCATTTGCTGGTGCGTCTTCTTGCATCTTGTTAACTATGTCCTCAGTTGTATGTTTTCTAAGGAATTCTTTATATTTAATGTTTGGCATAATCGTACTCCGAAACCAGTTCTCCATTGTGTTCATATATATCAACACCGAAACATGTCATGTATGGTGTTGCGTCAATTTCTGGTATTTCTTTACTTTCTGTTAAAATTTCATTGTATAAGTTTTCTTCTTTTAAATAGGTGATAACTGCACTTTCAATACAATCTTTGTAAGAGGCGTAAGAGGAGTCCTCTTTAATTAACATTGCTAACGCAACGCCGAATGTACCTAGTCTGCTACCTAATCCTGTTTTTCTAAGAATTCGTTTCATATTCCAAACGAACCTATGTAACAATGTATAATGTTTTCTATCAGAACCTTTTAGTGTTTTAAAAGGTTTAAGAACATTACCATCTTTGTCGATGATGCCTCTTTTAAAAGCTTCTGTCTTTTCAAAAGCAGTCACCATGAGTTTAATAACTCTATAGGTAATTAATGCATCAATTGTTCTACTCATAGCTTCCTCAATTCGTTGAATATGTTACTGTCGTAAACAACATCGTTTAGTTCGTGTGGGTAAAGATAACTGAGATAATCTAAAACTGGTTTCAATATCTTCCAATATTTCTTATCAATCTTAAATAGCAACAATGTTATAGCTGCTTCAGCACCAAAGACATTTTGTAATACAATAACATGGTTCAATACTAATCTTATCTTAATGTCACCAGTTATTTCATATTTACGAAACAACCTTTTGAGATATTTAAATCTCTTAATATCATCATAAAATTCAATTTCAGTTTCTACAGTTGGATTATCATAGTTCTGTTGTGCGAATAATAACCAATTGTCTTTAGTAATCTCTTTAAACATTCACGCTTCCTAAATTAGTTAAACTAACTTAGCGTAAACCTTAGATGTACCTGTACTTAATGTTTCGTATTTAACTTGAAGTTTCAAGCCGCCTTCTTTTCTGTGCGAAATACCATCATCATTTAAATCAGAACCATCTAGGTCTTTACCAAATCTACCACCAAATTGACTAATACTGGCGTTCACTGTACCTTTATCACCTTCACAGGCAATTTCTGATACTGTTAAACCAATCTTATTCAAACTGTTTCTTAGTTGTTCAACAGCAGCCTGTGGATTTAAATATTCCTTGGTTGCGATTGACCCAACATAAGCATTCACTTTCTTTAGCACATCTGCATCTTCGATATTAGCAAGTCCAACTGCACCGTCACCGACATGTTTGCCGTCAGCGCCAGCTGTGTTAATACCTAAGGGCGACATTACTTCTTTTATATGTTGTTTAAAAGTTTTCATTTGTTTCCTCTTACTTATATTTATCAGATACCTTTTTCGTTCCGTCAGAACGAGGTATCATTCCTTTTGCTTTTAGATGAGTGACATCTCCGAAGCCAGCCTTACCTGCCTTATGCCTTTTCATTGCATCGGCAGTATTAGGTGCTTTTTCTCCTAAAACATCGTCTTCAAAATCTTTTATATTTTCTCCTAAGAGAAACGATTTAAAGTTTTTCATCTTCCTTTTTCTCCTCAACCATACTAATCATCTTATTAGTCTGTTGGATTGCACCATTAAGAGCATTTAAATTACTTCTTAATGACCCTAACTGAGTTTCTATCTGTACGATATCTTTTCTTACAGCATCAAATTCAGTTTGTAACTTTGTTCTTTCTTCAATCAATTGTTCTTTTGATATAGACATTATATTCTCCTTTTAATTATATATTAAGCAACTGTTGGATTGTGTCCGCCAATTACATACCATTTAGACGCTTTAAAAATACATACTGCACTTTCGCCTGGTGCATCTAATGTAATAGTTGTGCCACCTGCTAAGTTAGCCGGTGTAATAACTACATTGTTAGTACCACTTGTTGATGTATTTAAAATCATCTTAATTTGACCTGCTGTACCATCTGCTAATGCGCCTGCGTGTGTAGCTGATGTTGCATTTACTTCAGTTACAGCTGATGTTACATCAATAGCTGTTGCTGATGAACCGTCTGCTACAATTGCTTGTGAAGATTGTGCTAGTCCTAACCAAGTAGGAATATAATTAAAGATGTTTTCTGCTGAAACACTTTTGTTAATAGGTGTACCACTTGGGTCATCTACTACATGAAACAGGTCTACACCTGCTAAAGCTGTACCTAGATTGGTAAGCTGTGTTATTTTCTTATCTGCCATTTTTTTCTCCTGTTAACCCCTTAGGGAATGCTACTGTAGCCAGTTGACTACATCACTTTGTTCATATAATTATTTATACAAGAAAAGGGGACCTAAGCCCCCTTTTCAATTTTGTTATGCTACTACTGTAATTGAACCAGCAGCTGTACCAATACCAGCAACACTTGTGATAGTTGCGTTAGTAGATGTACCAGCATCTTTGATAGTACCACTATTTAATGCTAATGGATTAGCACCGAAAACTAATACATCATCGGCATTCGTAGCTGCGTTAGCGGCTGCAATTGCTAATGAGAATACTAATTCGTTAGTACCTGTTCCTGAAGTATATGCTAATGCATGTGGACCTCTACCTGTACCAGAACCTTGGTTTCCGTTAGTTACTGCTAAAGTAGGTGTACCACCTGTTGTTACTACATCAACTGCTTCGTTAAATCTTAGCGTTGCTGAAAGAGTAAACCCTGCTGATTTATCAGCTGTAGTTGTAATCCAATCAATACTTGTAATATCGGCTGCACCTAGAGCAGTTTGTAAATCGCCAATGGCAACTAAAACTTCTGGTGTAGCACTTGTGTTGTCGTTACCCGACAGAATAGAACCTGCTTCTCTAACCCAACCTTTTGAGGTAGCTAATACCTCTTTCTTTTCGGCTGTAGTTAAGTTTTTAGGCTTACTCTCGTCAGAGTCCGTTGCTCCCCATAAACTCATATCTTTTCTCCCTTTATAAAGTTAATAATTCTTGTATTATGTGTTATAACAGGACTATTTATATGAGTTGGTTACTTGAAACCTAGTTTTTTCAATTCTGAGATTGTTTGTGAGGCTGTTTTGAATGTGATACCTGTACCACCTGCTCTATTGAATTCAGCAGTATTCTTTTCGTAATCATCAATCAGTATAGAACCAGGACTTGCATAGTTCTTTTTTTGACTTCTCATAACTAGATTGATTTTATTGGCAGGTATACCAGTGTTCTTCATAGCCCACTTCTTCTTGCCTGGAATGCAATTAGGGTCGTGAGCATGTTCTACATATGCACTAAGAATGTGTGGTTGATATTTCTTAACGAAAGAAAATAGTTTCTTTCCTTCATTCAACCATGGTCCGTCAGACCAAAATTTCTTGTTTGCGATGATAGGATCCCAACGCTCTCTTCTACCAAGTTTAGTCCATTGATTTATTGTGAGACCTGTAGTCTTCTCAATGTTCTTCACAAAGTCGAAAAGGACGCCATCCATATCAAGATATATTCTAGGTAAATTTTTCATAGTGTATCCTTTTCTTATTATGTGTCCATCCTAACATACTTCCACACTAAAGGCAAGCACTATTTTTACTATTGTGTATATTTAATCGTTGGATTAGGCTCGATTTCACTTGGTTTATTCTCTGTATCTGTTCGCTTTTTGTTCTTTAGTTCAGTTTCACTTACCTTTTTCTCTTTAGTAGGTTCAGTTTCTTCTTTTTTCATTTTATCTTTAAGAGCTTTGTATGCAATACCTACTTGTAAAAGAGGTTCACCAGTTTCAGGATTAACCATCTTCTGTGTGTCCTTTTGAACAGCCTTAGATTTCTCCAAGTCAATCTTTTGTTTTAGAAGTGTGACTTCATCGCTTTTTTTTTCTAATTCTTTTTTAGCAGCGTCTTCGTCCTTCTTAGGTTCTTCTTTTTTAACCTCTTCTTCTTCAACTTCTTTCTCTTTCTTTTCGCCAGCTGCTTCTTTCCACATATCTAATACGGTTTCTGAAACAGATTTGATGATTTCTTTTTCACCTTTGGCATCTTTTTGAGATTGATTTGCTTTCTTAGTTTGTCCCATATGGCTTTCCATGTGATACCCTTTGCCATCGCAATGGTCACACCCTTTACCTTTACACTGAGGACATTCTACTTTTTCTTCTTCTAAATCTTCGTTAGTTCTTTTTAAAACCTTTTGAACATCAGGATGATTTGCTAAACCAGGAGCAATTTTATTAATTGTTTTAACTGCACCTGAATAGTTACCTTGTTTGTATCTAGGGTCATTTGCAATACCGTATGCCATTTTAATTTGTTGAGTAGTAAACTCTACAATTGTTTCTTCATTAATGCCTTCGTTCTTTGCTTTATATTCTTTGTCAATCTTACTAAAGAAAGCAGACTTCTCTTTTGGTGTCATTGCACCAATGCCTTTGCCTGTTTTCTCTAATTCTTTTTTGAATTTATCTTGATAAGCATTCTCTCTAGTATGCTTAGTCATGCCGGCAACTACATCTTCTATACTGCCGGGCTTTTTATCAAAGTTATTTTTCATGTTATTTACTCCCTTTAACTTTGGCAGCTAAGTCTTTGTCAGCTCCACCCCATGTTCCAGAGGATTTTGTTACGAATGAATTTACTCTAGCAAATGCCCATTGTTGCTGTGAAGCACCTGGTCGGTGTCCACCTCTCCATGCGGCCATTCCTCTATC